ACGTGCCGGCCGGTACAGATATCAACGACACTGACTACTGGCAAGTGTATACTCCACCCACACAAAGCGACGTATTTTCAACTCGTCCCAAAGACAATCAAATCAACGATGCCATACTCACACAAGCAGATGTGGAAGTGCCAGTATCTGGTTACGACGTCAAACCTCTTTACGTTGTGGCTACATTAGACAATGGACAACCGGCCAATCCCACTTCACTGACCACAATCAACGGCGACACAGTTGACGGCACTCAAGGTGGCATGAATGTCACACCCAAAGCCGATGGTTATACTGTGGGCTACTTGACCGGCGATGGTGTACCACCAAATGGATTGCCAGTTACGTCGGGTGTACAGTTCCCGTTGGGTGCTGTGGCCGGCGACTACTGCTTGCGAGTGGATTATTTCCCTAATAGACTGTTCCGCTACGATAGTCGACGTTGGGTCAAAATAGAGGACAAGGTGCGCACCAATCTCAACAACGGGCCTGCCAATGATACTTTACGGTCGGGCTTTGTGAACAATACATACACTACGTCCACAACAGATCTTGGCAACATTCCACAACGTCAGAGTCTCAGCCAGATATTGAGACCACGTGCGGACAACGGAGACCAGAAAGGTTTCCAGGATCCCAAACCGCCGCCAGACACACAACCGGGCCAGAAATCGAGTTAACCATGAGTCAGATGTTCTTCTACGATGCGCAAATACGCAGATTTTTATTGCAGTTCACACGAATTGTCAGCAATTTCCAAATTGAATACGGCAACGAAACAGATGGCGTGAACAATGCCGCCTTGATACGTGTGCCAGTTCGTTATGGAGATGCTAGCCGTAATGCACAGGTGATCATTCAAGAGAACAGTCGTAACTCAATGCCGGCCTCACCACTCATGACTTTTTATGTTTCAAGTCTGGATTATGATCGTCCCCGAATGCAAGAACCTTACCATGTGAGTAAACTCAATGTACGTCAACGCACTTATGATACCGAAACTGACTCATTTGAAACCACACAAGGCAATGCGTTTACCATTGAGAGACTGATGCCTGTGCCCTACAAACTGGGCATTACTTTGGACATCTGGACGTCGAATACCAATCAAAAAATGCAGTTGTTGGAACAGATCTTGACCTTGTTCAATCCCAGCCTGGAAGTGCAAAGCACAGACAACTTTATCGACTGGACCAGTTTGAGTGTGGTTGATTTGGAATCAGTACCTGGACTTCTAGAACTGTGGCCCATTGGCACCGAAAATCCCATTGATATGGCCACCATCAAATTTAGCCTGCCAATTTGGATCTCAAGTCCGGCCAAGGTCAAGAAACTGGGCGTGGTCGAACGTGTGATCATGAGCATGTACGATGCTCAAGGTGATTTGAGCAATGCTGTTACAGACAATGACCTGTTGTTGGGCACCAGAGTCATTGTAACTCCCTGGAACTACGAAATTGTGGTAATTGGCAATCAAATACAATGCTTGCAAGGTCGTACCATTGTGCCCAATGGTGCCAATGAAGATTTAACTCCTACTGCAATTGTGGCAGGCAGTAGCCTGTTATGGCCGGCTGTGATCAGTGCATATGGTGTGCTACGCCCAGGTATCAGTCAAATACGTCTGGATCAAGAGGATGGCACCACAATTGTAGGTACCATTGTGATCAATCCCAACGATGATCGACTGTTGATCTACAACATCGACCAAGACACAGCACCACAAAATACTTTGTTGCCAATCACCGCTATTATCGATCCGCTGATTTCAGGACCCAATTACGGGCTTCCAGCACCCGCTGTGGGTCAACGTTATTTGTTGACTGATGCCACTGGCGCAAACATCAACACCTATCCAGCAGAAGCATGGCTGGGATCTGCAGGACAACCCCTGGTGGCAAGTGCCAACGATGTGATTGAATGGACCGGTACTTACTGGAAGATAGTTTTTAACAGTGTGGCACAAGCAGACACTGTGCAATATGTCACAAACATCACCACCGGTGTTCAATACGAATGGACTGGTGTTGAATGGGTCAAGAGTTATCAAGGTGTTTACGTGGGCGGCACCTGGAGTCTAGTGCTTTGAAGGCAGTGGGTGTGTGGTTCCGTAGCAGGGACACCAAACGCTATCTCTATCTCTTACGCAACGACGCCAAGCATCCGGGTGCTTGGGGACTGCCTGGTGGCAAGATCGAAACAGGCGAAACCTTGTTGGGCGGCATGGAGCGTGAGTGTATTGAAGAACTGGGATTCTTTCCCACTTACTTGAGATTGATACCACTAGAAAAATTTACCTCTGCTGACTTGGCTTTTGAATATCACACCTGGATTTGTGTGGTGGACACTGAGTTTGTGCCCAGACTCAACTATGAGCACCTGGGCTATGCCTGGATTGATGCCGGCACCTGGCCCCGACCCATGCATCCTGGCTTATGGAATACCATGAACATTGACGCTGTGCAACAGAAAATTCAGCAGGTGGAGCAGACTTTATAGTCTACCAACCACAATCTCTATCACACCTGACACACCGTCAAAGTCTGCCAAGGCCTTGCCCAACACCGTGCCCATGGCTGGCGTGGCACAGGCTTGTGCATAGCCGTTGCCTGCAGATACCATCATGTCACCTTTGCGCACTATACCTGTAACTGATGTTGGCACACGACCTGTCAAGGCCACAGCCACAGTGTGTTCAGACTCTAGTGTAGAGTTCATCAAGTGAGCAGGATTAGTACTCACCACTCCGGCTATCCTATTGCTACCTACTTGTGTGCTTAGTGTGACTTCGTGATTGCCGCCAAAGTCTAAAACAGTACCTGGTGTATACTCTGTGTCTGCGGCATAAAGTTCTGCCAAGTCAGCGTATTGTGCTGTGGTTGCTTTGCCAAATACAGTGTTAAAATAAACGGTTGCACTACCAATATTACCAACACCGTTTGCATTGTTGTTAACAATGTTACCACCACTGATGTTGCCAGTTGACACAGTCAAACTAGAGCCAGTTATTGCGGCGCCTGTGATGGCACCAGTTACGCTTACCACAGCACCCAAATGACTCGAACCAGTAATAGTACCACCTGCTGATATTAAACCAGCAGTGAGTAAGTTACCACCTGTGACGTTACCACTTGCACTGAATGCACCATTATTTTGGGTAACGCCGGTACCAGTTGGGGTCAAAACAATGTTTGCGTTGGCAGCCGTGCTGGTAACAAGATGATCACCGGTGTCGTAAAAACCGCCAGCAACTATGATATTAGCGGCAAAAATATTACCAGCTGCTGATATTATACCAGCAGTCAACAAGTTACCACCGGTTACGTTGGCTGTTACTGATACTACGGCACCCAAATGACTTGTGCCAGTGACAGTACCGGCCGCTGATATCAATCCAGCAGTCAACAAGTTACCAGCAGTAATGTTACCAGTGACACTGCTCAATCCAGTTGTATAGATACCGGTTGTGGCCACAACAAACACGTTTGCGGTACCACCAACACCTACAGTAACGTTACCACCTGAACTTACCACATTAACGTTTGATGTACCGTTACTAATTGATGTGCCGCCGCCACCGGCTATACCGGTTAATTGTGATCCGTTGCCAATAAAATATGACCCGCTGACGTTGCCAGTTGAACTTACAATACCACCAGTTAAAATATTTCCACCAGTTACATTGGCTGTTACAGTCAAACTGCCCAGTGTACCAACACTTGTAATGTTGGTTTGTGCGGCGGTGGTCAATGTACCAGTCAAGTTGGTGGCACTAACTAAAGTCGCACCAGTCAAGTTACCTGCGGTGATGTTACCAGTTACTGCCAGTGATGTCAGTGTTCCAACTGAAGTGATGTTGCCTTGTGCCGCTGTGGTCACTGTACCTGCTGTGGTTGCACTTGTTGCGCTACCCACAGTCAAAGATGAAGCAGTACCGGTCAATCCAGTTCCTGCACCACTAAACGATGAGCCAGTTACGGTGCCAGTCGAACTGATCAATCCACCTGTTAATAGGTTGCCACCAGAGACGTTGGCAGTAGCACTGACAAGTCCAGCAGTTCTTAAATTGCCACCTTGTATGTTACCTGTGACGCTTAAAATACCAGTAGGTATGTTGGTTTGTCCTGTTCCGTTGACATTAAGATTAATGTTGCCGTTGGCTGAGGTATTGATCCACAATTCGCCCACATCAACAATGTTGCCTGTCAGGCTCAAGTTGCCTGCTGAGGTAATGGTTCCTGTGGCACTTATTATGCCAGCGGTCAAAATATTGCCACCCGTGATATTGCCGGTTGCTGTTACCAATCCAGCAGTTGTCAAGTTGCCACCAGTGATATTGGCAGTACTTGTGATTGTTGATGTGGCCGAGATCAAGCCGCTGGTTAAGACATTGCCACCTGTGACGTTGCCTGTAGCCGATGCCACTCCAGCAGTCAATAAATTATTAGCATTAACATCGCCAACTGCACTAATATTATTACCGCGAATATTACCAGTTGCACTGATCAATCCAGCAGTTAGAATGTTACCACCAGTTATGTT